CAGAACGGTCGCTTTCGCTTTTTCTTTTTAGCCCAACGTTCTTCATAGATTTCAATGCCCAACCTCAAAACGCCTTCGCCAAGCAACAAAGCGTCGCTTAAGGCTAAGTAACACGCCTCTGGGTACGTGTAATGGTTAATTATTTTACCCAAACCCTCTGCTAAGTCGGCGTCTTCTAGGCTTTTTGGAACGACACGAACAAAGTCCTGTGTTCCAAAAAGCGAAAGAAACAACCGTTCCAGAATGACGTCCAAAATCCAACGAGTTAAGGGAAGCTGAAGGTTGCTTCCGCCCTCTACAGCGGGTTCGCGTTGGAACCTTTCAGCATACGCCTGCCGTCGGTATTGGCGTATGAGGTCGTTCCGTTGCGAATACGCCATCACGTAGTTCTGATACAATTCGATAATTTCTTTACGTTCCATTTTTGACCTCTCCGCTTAAATAACCAAGTGTTCTCAAACGGTTCTCAAACTCTTTGCGTATAGGCGGACACTGCGTTTGGTTTAACTGCTTGTGCAAAAAGAAAGCTGGGTTTCGCAGCCTAACGGAAAGAAACGCAAATAAACGCAACACGGCTTCTTCTAATAACGGCGCAGACAATAACTGTTCCGCGTCGGCTAACATAACAACGCCTATGCTGTTGGAGTTGTAGCCTTTGGCGTGTGAACCCACTTGATTAAGGGGTCTTAGCAGCCAATACCTGCCCAGCAGGTCGACGCCGATATGATAACCGATGTCTTTCCACCCGCGTTTTTTGTGGCTTTCGCGAATGGCTTCTATCTGCTTTTTCACCTCTTCTGCCGACTTCTTTCCCGCAACGGCAGAATAGTGCAACACAACGGCGGTGATTTTTCGAGTTATCTGCTGCCCTTTGAACAGGTCTTCAGGGTTTAAGAACATGCTTATCACCTCTTTCTTAAATACGGGTTGCCTCTGTTACCTGTACGCCGTTCTAAAATAGCGTCCATTATCTTTGTTATACCCGACGGCGACCCGATAAAGTCGTCGTCTTCGTCTTCAAAGTCGTCAAAATCAATCATGCGTAAGTAATACGCTACGTAACGAAAGGCGTCACAGACGTCTTTGTGTTCGTCTTCTGTCATGGACTTAACGCTGTTTCGGTAGTAAAAGTGCTTCAACGCTTCTATTAAACGTGTGCATTGTTGGCTGACGTATATCCTGTCGCGTCTAAAGAGTTCGTTTATAACCGCTATGCTGTCCTCTCTCTTCGTGGACGGAATAAGCCTAAGCGGGTTGGTCGCGTTTACTACACGTATCATAGGCTGTCCGTTGGTGTCAACGGCTTTCAGCTGTGCGTCATACACAACCCGCATCCGCGTCGGCGGAATGCCTGCATCCATACACCATGAAACGATTTCTTCGCCAAGTCCACCCAAAGGAACGCCTTTCATCACGAACTCATCAACAACGTAAATGATTTCGTCTAACTTACAAGCATAAACCAGTGCGCTGTTGTGACGCCAACCCCAGTCCAGTCCTACCGCCCACAAAGCGTTTGACGGCGGAAAAGCAGTGATGTCTACAACATGACGGGTTTCGTCAAACCCGCTGTAAACACGCCTAGACTGATTAAGCATTTTGCCGTATAACCGAATGTCTTTTTCTTGTTCGGTAACTACCTTCTCAAGGTCGGCGATGACGTCTTTGTCAATGTATTTGTTTTCATACACAGAAACCTGCTGAACAAAATAATTGGGGTCGTCTTTGCTTCGTTCTAACAGTTCATAAAGCCAAGTAATGCCGTCCAACGGCGTTGCTGAAACCAACATTTTTCCGTTGGTGTCCAAAAGCCGAAACCGCATCGCCCTAAACTGGTCTTCGGGACACTCTTCGTCAATCCAAACCCCGTGAAGAGAAGCCCCTTCCAGTTCGCGTATGCTGTGCCTCTGCGTGGTGAACGTTACCGTTGAACCGTTCTTCAGCCTGAGATAATTATACCTTTGGTTGTAAGCTGTGCGCCAAGAATTGCCCCATAAACACGAGGTCGGCAAATATTTGGAAAACTTTTCTTCTATCACCTCTTTCATCTTGGTGTAATTCACCAAATGTATGCGCCAACGCACAGGCGGGTCGGGAACCTTCAGGAACGGATGTTCGCCCAGCAAATGCCAAATGACCTCAACGGCACAGTTTTCGGTCTTTCCGCTACGGTTTCCGCCAAGCAGCACCTTATACTTTGCTGGGCTTTTCCAAAAAGCCAATATCTTCTCGTTCGGCGGAATAACGAAAAGATAAGGCTTCTTCGTGATGTCCGACACGCTTACGATTGGCGGTGACTTTTCACTCATCGATTATCTCCATTTCTCTGAACCTTACTATTCCCATTTTTTGCAACTCTGCGATTTCTTCTCCGCGTTCTTCTAACATACGCAAACGCAAAGCGATGTCCTCTTCTATGCGTTTGCGTTCTTCTTCTGACGTCATACGAAGCTTGAGTATTTCGGCTATCAGCCTCAGTGCCGTTACCACAGCATCAGGTCGCTTCGGATTAAGGTTGTCCTGTATGACGTCTAAAACAGAAAGCGTTCGGTTCAGCAAATGAGACCAACTCACTCTGTTGACATAGCGCAAAGTGGCTTCCACTTCTTCGTTATGTTGGTCATACAACCGAAGGACGTCGGAAGGCGTTAGAAACACGCCTTCCAAACGCATTTGATTGATAATATACTCCGCACTCCGTCCTTCGGAGAACCACTGTATCAGCCTGTCTTTTTGTTCAGGTTTCAACATCTTTTGTTTCCAAGAAGAAAGGCTTGTTCAGCCTAACGGCGTGTCTGCCTGCCGATAACAACGGCGTTAGGTCAGCATGGGGCGGGGCTAAGAATGCCACCCAACGGGGCTTTCCGCCAACAATCGTTGGCACAAAAGCAACAGGCGCACCCCAGTCGACGTCAAACAGTTCGCCTCTTAGCGGTTGCTTGAACGCCGTATAAGCCATGTTCAGTACCTCTACTAAGTAGGGTTCGCGTTGTTCGGCTTTTAGCTTCTCTAGGGCTTCTTCAGGCGTCTTAGAGGACGCGAACACGTGGTCTTCTGTTTTGTGATAGGTGTCGTCACAAAACGGGTCGACGTCCTCAAGAAAAACCCATCCGCGTTCTTTGAGTTGTTTCAGCATCATGTCGTCTTCTTCTCCTTCCGTTTCTGTGGCTTCTTCGTTCGGTTCTAAAACAGCAACGGCTGCTAAGGCTTTTTGTTTTTCTAATTCAGCCGAAGCTTCCGTTGGATATTCTACCACAGTTTTTGTGACTTCGGCAACTACGGCTTCTTCGTTTGGGGCTTCAAAAACACTAAAGGCTTCTGTTGTGTCGTCATCTGGTTCGCCCAAATACTTCTCCAGCAGACGATGATTGGCGTTGGTAAAGATTTTGTCGCCGTCTTCATACAGCAGACCCATGCGGAACATCCGCTTTATGTCAAGCCTAAACGCACCCTTTCCGTAGTTCATTATCTGTTCGGCGTCGTTCAGCTTCCGTTCGTGTATCAAACGAACGAGTTTAGCGACACCCTGCGGAACAGAGTTCTCTTTTCGAAGAACACCCATGTCGTAATGCAACGGCGTTTTCTCCATGTACTTGGGGTGCGTTCCGCGTCCGACTGCTGTGAATGAGGTTTCGTTCTGCGAACGTTCCAGTGTAATCAAAACGTCACACGAACCCTGAAACGCCTGAGAGCCAAGAGGAGAGCGTTCCAACGATTTGTTCGTGTGGTGAACCAACAGAATGACAGGCTGCGACGGAATGTCGCGAACGGCGAAACGAACGCTTTCAATGAAAGTGCCGACGCTGAGGTAATCGTTGATGTCTACGCCGTTCATTAAGCGTCCGACGGTGTCCACAATGACTAATGCGGGTTCCAGTTTTTGACAGTGCAGTCGCAGGGCTTCAATAAAGTCTTTGACTGGTTCGTTGCTTTCGGTTGGATTGGCTTCCACGACATAGATGTCGTCTGTTTTCAGTCCGTGTCTCTCACAGGCTACTGCGACCATGTCCCTTATGTCAACGGCGTATTCCTCTAGGGCATACCAAAGCACCGTTCCCCGCTGGATTTTTCCGAACCAGTTCGTTTCGTTGACGGCACTCAATGCCAAAGACCTGACAAAGGTGCTTTTACCCGACTTAGGTGCGCCACTGAGAAGCACCACGTCGCCCCTTCGAGTAATGCCTTCCCAAAAGTAAGGACGCGAAACGCCTTCTATCTCCTTCAGTGCCCTCAGGTTCAGAAAAGGGTTCTGTTTTTCCTCTGCTGTCGCTGTTTCCAACATCTTTAGCGTTTCCTCAAAGCCGTCTTCATCGGGTAAGGTCAAAGCGTTGGTTATCAGGTTTTCGATTTCGCTTTCTGGTAACGGTTCTGGTAGCAGCTTGTTCAATCGGTAACCGCAATCGCGATATTCGTTTTCCGTTACCTCAGGGTGTTCTTTCATGAACAGTCTGCATTGACGCATTACGCGAAAGAGGGTGTCATTGCGCCTACCCTCTTCAACGGGGAAGTCGTGGTGCTTCCGCAAATAGAACTCCAACGGAAGCAACGGAACATCGGCTTCGTTCTTTGGCATAAAGGCGAAGTCGCGTCCGTCTTCGGTGCAGGGTGCGATGACGTAAACGCCTTTGCGGTTGGGTCGCAACACTTTGTAGTCCACTGAGTAACCGCTAATGGTTTCTACCTTCGTTTCGCATTTCAGGTTAGCCCACTTCGGCTGCTTGAACAAAAGATGACAACCGCGAACGGTCTTAAAAACAAACGGGTAAACACGCGAAAGCCGTTCGGCGTCGACGTTGCTGTCGATGTCTACCACAACCCAACCCGTCTTCAAGGAAATACCAAGCTGTCCGCCGTTGCGTAGGTGTTCCACCAAAAGGTCTTCGCTGTCGTTTTCCGTCGACCAGTTTGGAAAAAGCGGTTCTTTGTTGGCACACCGAAAAACGGTGCGAACGAAAGGCAGAGAACGCAAATAGCGAACGTAACCGCTTGGGTTCTTAAGCACCGCGTCTCTGGTAAGCTTTACTCGTTTCATTTGTAGTCTGCCCCCTTGTAAATGATTTTTACGTTTTTATCGTAGCTGATAATCCAGTTGTTCGGGTAGTCCTCAATGACGTTTTGCGGATGAACAACCATCAGGTCGTTCGTGGTGACTATAAACAAAACGTCGTCTAACAAATAGAAAAGCAACTTTTGAACTAAGCACCACATGTCAGGCGAAAAAATACGCCAAAGCGGTTCAGACATCACGTCGATTTCTCCGCTTGAAATCAAACGCATAGCCTCTAACGACGGCGCAACTACTAACTCTTCTCCGTCGCGTGTCTTAGCTACAAAGCGCAGAACGTCGTCTCTGTTTTTTCTAAGCCTGCGTAGGTGTTCTTTGAACGTGGTTTCAACGATTATCCAACGCATAAGCTTTTCTCCCTTCTTTAGCCTCTGCTTCGGGGTCTACGCTTTATTATACACCAAGTTTCGCGATTTTGTTCCGCTTTCAGAAAAAAATCAACGGCTTAAAACCAACAAACGCTTCAAAAACCGATTTGCTACATTAATCGGTTCAGCAGCCTCTTACAGCGTTTGACGGTGCTTTTAAGGGCGGAAGCCTTAGGCGGAGTGTTTCAACGCTGTAAAGCCAACGTAGCGCAATTACGGGGCATTCTGTAAGAGGGCTTAAGCAAATCAAAAAAACGCAACGCGGTGCTTAATAAAAAACAGAAAGCAGGGGTGGGGGTGGTAAGAATTACTACCCCGAAAGTAAGAAAAATTACATAAAAGCAACCTAAACCAAAAGAGTTTATGTAATTTAATACCAACGGGTGGGGTTTTAAAAACCCCACCCGTTGGTTATATATAATTTATTTATTTATTACTTACGGGTATTACTGAAAATATATTTTCAGTAATACCCGTTATAAAATATAAAAAATTAATTTAAATTAATTTTTTATATTTTATATAAAAAAAATAAAAAAATAACTTTCTACTCTCCCACCCTGCTTACAAAATATAATAGCACAGCCCCAGCAATTTTTGGGGTTTTAGTGTAAGCACCGCGTTTTGGGGTTGCAAAATAGCAAAGCCTGTGGTATAATAAGCACAGCCAACACACGGGAAAGGAGAAAAAAACTATGGTGGAGTTAGAAGAAGCACAGCTGTGCGACAACTCATCAGAAAAGACCGTAATGGTCTTAGAGGGCTACAACAACCAAGACATCGCCGAAGAGTACCGTTACCTGAAAAAGGGTCGCGAAAAAGTAGGCATTCGGTTTTTTAGTGACTACGGGTTAAGTTACCCCCGCAATGCCACTGAGGTCTTCTTAGACGCTTTACGCATCCATTTTTGCGTTACTCCTATCGTTGTAGTTGCCAACCCGCTTTCGAGTTTCTTCAAATCGGTTTACGGAACCAGAAACGAAGAACACACGCGAACTCTGTTTACGTTGTTCTTTCACAGGCTTTTTCACCCTCAGTTCTACATTCTTTCCAAAAACGTTAATCCAGACGTTGTAAGTGTTCTGACTAAAATCGATTACCCAGAACCGCCTGTTCGGATTTACAAAGACATAGACCTGCCCATCGTCAAACTTTTCGAGGTCATTCAGAATTGAAAAAGCAAATCTGGGAACTTTTTGACGAAGCCTTTCGTCCAACAAAGCGAAAACCAAAAAACCTTAAGAAGGAGTGTGGCAAAATGCGTTATCGGCTTTACCTAGACAGAACGATGCTTTTCATCGATTGCGACAGCGAAAAGCGTTGCATTCACCGCGTGGAGTTTGAGGGCGAATACCCGCTTCTCGTTGCGGACACACGCCACCAGTCGGCAACTCTTTGGATGTTGACCGAAGACTTCTCATCCGAATGGGGCTTCGACGCACTGGATTACAACCATGACAAAGAGGACGGCGAAACCCACACATGGAAGTGGTATGACGAAAAAGGTAACGTCCTGCTTCGCGTCATCGTATACAGCCCAAAGGACTGCACCAAATCAGAAATCGGCGAAGTGGTAATAACCGCAGGCGAAGGCGAAAACGAAGACCGCAAAAGCCTGCTTACTTTCATGGTGGATTTTGCAGGCTGGACGCTAATTGAAGTCTGCGGTGACCTAGAGGCTTTGCTGACCGAATACGGCTTCCGTTTCACAGAGAAAAAAGAACGGGAACTTTCCGAAGGCAAAAAGAACAACGAAGAGGACACAAAGGGGGTATAACAGATGGCAACCAAAACTGCATCCAATCAAAACACCAGACTAAGCGAACTGGTGCAAACGCTGTCCGAACCGTTTGCGATTGAAGAACACGAGTATCGCATCGTTACTGGAACCAAAAGCGGTTTCTGGATGGCGTATTACGTCGACCTTCGCAAAATGGAAGAACGCCTTCAGTCTGCGCTTCCAGCGGGTTCGAAGGTCGTCTTTTCGGTAAGCGAAATGAAGCAGATGGGCGACGCCGTCTGCGCTTTGGGTTCGTTGCGTTTGGACATTCCCGATGACGATGGCGGAACCACCTACGTGGTGGCAGACGCAGGCTACGCAACGGCTAATGCTTCCGAACCGCCGAAGTCAGCCGTTACCGATTTGTACCGTCGTCTGCTTAGTCATCTTGGCATTGGACGCTACCTTTACCATCTGCCAAAAATACACCTCAGCGGAAAAAACGAAGGCGGACGCATTATTTACGACGCCGACCCGTTGGACGCTTTGCGCTACGCTATGTCCATTCACGGCAAAGAACGCATAGAGGTGTTGTTCTATCCGCCGAAGAAGCAGAACGAAGTCGAAGCTGTTTCGACGCGAAGCAGCGCAGACCTTGACGTCAAAGACGCATGGTTGGACTACTTCGGCGTAGAAAGCAAAGAAGAAGCCGTAGACGCCTTCGTAGACGAGGTCGGCGTTACGCGGAAACAGGCTGTGGTTTACATGCGTAACACCGAACCCGACGGCGAAGTGGATAAACCGAAGGTAAAGGCGTTCCTTGATAAGCTACTTGGGAACAAGTAGCCAAGTTTAGTCCAGCTTAGCGGGGTTGGTGGTGTTCCAAAGCACCACCAATCCCTGCTTCAAAAAGGAGTGAACATCATGGGTATGAAAATCAGGGAAAGCTATTTAATAAAATGCAACCCGCCGAAGAAAGGCGCAATATGTATAGACCCCGCTGCAACCAACTGGAAAGAGGGCAACGAAAAGACCCCTTATAGGGGCACTTGGGGCATACTTTTCTCTACAAAAAACGGGTTGCACTGCTATTCCGTTTACGGCACAAACGGCGAACTTTGCGATTTTATTCAGAGGTTCATCTTTGCGAACACAGACCCACACGAAGAAGACGAAGCCGTCATCGAGGAACCCGTTTACCCCAACATCAGGTTAGCTGGTGCTTGTGGGTTTGTGAGTGGTTACCTGAAGGCTTACGGCATCACCACACGTTGGGTGCATCCGTCGAACTGGGCTTTAAGGGCAGGTGTAGATTACAAAAAACTGGGTTTTAAGCGTTACACGCCGTCGGAACACGTCATTGACGTCATAGGCATGTATTTTCATATTTACGGCAGAATAGAAGAAGCCGTTACAGAAAAAGAACAAAAGGCAAAGAAAACAGATGAATAAGATTGCTTTTTACAAACTGGAAAACTTCCATCAGTGTCCCCTTCGCGTAGTGTTGATGGAACATTTTGGGTACAGCGGAAAGCTGTTTTTACCGCAATTTGTTGGTTTGTTGTGTCATGAGTATTTCGAAAGAATAATAGGTCGTCATTTCGGCTTCGAAGAACCGCCGTTTGTGTTGATTGACGTTATCGAGGAAATCACTCGTGGACGCGAACCCGTTTTCGATTTAGAAACAGGCGTCAAAGCTTGGGAAGCGCAGCCCATTGAAAAATGGGAACGCAACCTGCTTAGTCTCATCTCTTTAGAGAAAGCAGATTGTTTCAAAAGAGAATACGAAAAGGAGAAACCCATCGCAGAGAACGTGTTGCTTCGCGGTGTCTGCGATGTGTTGATAGAAAAAGACGGCAAACGTGAGGTTATGGATTTGAAGTTTACGCGAAAAAAGCACCGATACAACTACAATCAGCTGTTGGTTTATTCTTATTTGTTTGAAGCAAACACGGTTTCTTTTTTGTTCTTTGAACCCAACGGCGAAGTCGAAAGAAGAACCGTCGAAATCCAGCCGAACAACGCCACTTTAGGTCGTTTGCTAAGCGAAATGCGCTGGTTAGCCGAACGAATAGGCGAACAAAACTTTGCTGGTTTTCGACCAAAACACGGAAGCACCTGCCATCCCAACAGATGTGCTATGTGGGACTTTTGTCCTGCTGTTCAGACAACGAAAGAAGGTGATAACTTTGAAGAACATCATCTGCGGGAAGGACTGGAAAGTCTATTTGCCGAAGACGAACTATACCCTGAAGAAATCGAATGAAGTCCGAAACGCCGTTTGCACATACGGCGACGGCTTTTCGCTTGTGCCAAGCCACGAGGGCTTTCTACCCGACGGCGTCGGAGAGTTGATAAGAACGGGAATAAGGGCTACTTCGCCGTACCGCGTCGCGGTGCTTGACATAGAAACCGAAGGACTAAGCAGCGAAAGCGACAAAATCCTTTTGATTGGTTTGCTTTTACGCACAGACGAAAGCCGATTTGTTGTTTTGGAAGGAGAAGAAAAAGAGATTTTAGAGGCACTGAAAGCGGAACTAGAGGCGTTTTCTCCCGACGCTATTGTGGGTCATAACGCTTACAAGTTTGACTGCCCCTTCGTCAACGAAAGAATGAAGCTTTACGGCATGGTTCCGTTGTTCAGGGGCGAAGTCGCTAACGTCAGGGTAGGCAGCGAACAAAAAGAAATCGTGGTTTATTTTTATCGCAACACCCCTGTTTGGGACACATACATTTTGGCGCAACGACTGGACGGCTTCGGTTACCACAGCGAAAGCTTTAACCTGAAGTCGTTAGCGGTCTCTTGGCTTGGTATGCAGGACTGGGGCAGCTACGAAACCGCCAAAGACAAAAAAGAATACCTGAAGAACGACTTGGAAGCGACCTATAGGCTTTACAGGTTTTCCGTAGCGCACTGGGACGCTTTGGTCAAAATCGTTCCTGTGCCCT